TGTCAAAATATTGGAGCACTATCAAAAGGTCCTGGAGTTGTACAAAACCGACCTGGCCGCCATGAACGGCCAGATGGCGTTGATCCTCCGGGAGATGAGCGACAAGTATGACAACAACGTGCGCCTGGTGGAGAACTATGGCACCTTGACCCAGCGCTTTGCGGAACGGGGCGAATATTTGGAGAAGCTCATCCAGGCCAACATCCAGAGCATGCAGCAGTGCACCGACGTGGTGGAAAGGTGCCGGAAAAAGGCGGGGGAAATATGATCAACCTGGAGCGGGTCAACAAAGAGAGCGAATTAACGGTGCTGGAAAACCGCGTCGTGGGGCAGCGGCTGCGGGCGGAGAAGCTCCGGAATACTTTGCGCCTCCTGATTGATCCCACCAAGGCGGTGGAAAGCCTGAACCGGGAAGACATTTTTTCTCTGGCCCTGGAATTCAGCGCCGCCCACCAGGAACTGGAAAAAACCCTGGCGCATATCGACACCATTAAGGCTTTTTTGGGGCGCTGAATGGCCGGCCGCAAAGAGAGCGCTTATTACGACGAAGCCCGGCGGCTCTATGTCAAGGAAAACCAGACGATGGAGCAGATTGCGGCGCGGCTCCAAGGCGCGGTGAGCGCCAACACCCTTTACAAGTGGGCCAAAAAAGGGGAGTGGGGCCAGGAGCGGGCCGCGGCCCTCAGCAACCCCCGGGATATCGCCGAGTGGCTGCGGCAGACCTTGAACGGCCAGATGGAGGCCCTGCAGGCCGAGGCTCAGAGAAACCCGACGGCCATCAATCCGGGGGTCTATGACGCCATTTATAAAACCGTCCTCACCATCGAAAAGCTGGAAAAGAGCCAAGACCTGCGGGCCGCGGCCATCATGGTGCTGGATAAATACGGCGAGTTTCTCAAGGGCCTCAGCCTGACCCCCGGCGAGCTGCAGATGCACAGCGGCCGGATGCGGGAATTTTTCCGGAGCCTGGAGTAAGGGCGAGCCGGTTTAAGGACCGCAGGCGGGGACGCCTGCGCCACCAACGGAAAACGGAAAACGGAAAACGGGCTTTTACATGGCGGCACGCACCCTCAAACTGAAGTTGACCCGGAAGCAGTTCCAGGAGAAGGCCGACCAGATCCTCGGCCGGCTCTTCCGGGAAGTCTCCGCCTTTGACGACGTCTCCGAGGCCGCCAGGGCGGCCCGGCGGGAGCGCACCCGCACCGACCACTTCGAGTTTTTCCGCACCTACCTGCCCCATTATTTCAGCGCCCCGGAGGCGCCGTTTCATCATGAATTAATCGCCCAGGTGAACCGGCGGCCCGGCCTTGGCGAGGTGGTGATGCCGACGGTGGACGCCGCGCCCCGGGAAGGGGCCAAGTCCACCATCGTCTCCTTCGGGTACTCCCTGCACCAGATCTGCCACGGCCTGCGCCATTTCATCATTCTCGGCAGCGATACCGAGGACCTGGCCTCGGATCTCACCGGCTACATCTATTTGGAGCTGCTCTACAACGAGCGCATCAAGTGTGATTTCGGCGAGCTGGTGCGGGACAACTGGGCCGTAGACGATTTTGTCACCCTCAACGACGTGCGCCTCAAGGCCCGGGGCCGGGGCCAGCGCTTGCGGGGCTTGAAGCATAAGCAGTTCCGCCCCGACCTGGTGATCCTGGACGACCTGGAAAACGACCAGAACGTCAAGAGCCCGGACCTGGTGCGCAAGCTCCTGGCCTGGGTCACCCGGGCGGTCTATCCGTCCATCGACGCCACCGGGAGCCTCCTGTGGATCGGAACGATTCTGGCCAACAAGAGCGCCCTGTGGATCGCCATCCATTCCCAGGAAGAGCCCTGGTGCCATTGGCAGCGCCACCTGTACCGGGCCTTGAACGAAGAGACCGGGCCGGACGGCAAGGCCATGCTGGTGTCGTTCTGGCCGTCGCTGCATCCGGTGCCCAAGCTGTTGGAACAGAAAAAGATGATGGGCAGCCTGGCCTTCAACACCGAGAAGCAGAACAACCCGGTGAACGAGGAAGGCGTCTTCCAGGAGGACTGGTTCAAGTTTTACCACCCGGAGGAGTTGAGCGGCAAGCACCTGGTGGTGGCCGGGTTTTTCGACCCTTCGGTGGAGGCCCTCGCCAGCAGCGATTACAAGTCCATCATCACCGTGGGCTGGGACCGGCGGGAGATGATCTATTACGTCCTGGACGCCTACATCCGCAAGGCCAGTATCGACGCCGCCATCGCTGCGGCCTACGCCCGGCACGAACAGTGGGGCTACTGGCAGTTCGGGGTAGAGGTGGTGGCCTTTCAAAAATTGCTGCTGCGGGAGTTCGACCGGGCCGCGGCCCAGCGGGGCTTCCATCTGCCGATCCGGGGCACGGGGCAGACCATCAACAAGGAGACCCGCATTTCCGGCCTGTCCCCCAAGGTGGAGCGGGGGCAGATCCGGTTTTGCCGGGGCCAGGGCAACCAAGACCTATTGATCGAGCAACTCCTGTACTTCCCATCCAAGACCGTCAATGACGACGGCCCCGACGCCCTGGAGGGCGTCCTGTCGCTGCTGGAAGGCTGCGCCGGCATGGGCCTGTTCGATTTTTACCGGGGTGAGGTGGAGAAACTGCAGACGGATGAGGCCCGGAGGAAGGGGCAGACAACAGCGGTCAGCTATCAGCGTTCAGCAGTCAGCTAAAAAAGGTCGGAGTGGGATGACATGCCTCCAGGAAGCCGAAAATCCTGAGCTCAAAAACCGGGAGAAGTGGGATGGCATCCCTAAAGAAACGTTTCTGACGGAAAACCGAAAACGAAAATAGGCTTCCAAACGGGAGGACCACGTATGCGGCTGAGCATCAGAATTAACTTCCTCATAGTTTTAATTATTCTGGCTCTTCCGCTCGGCAGCACCGCCGAAGGCTGGTTCAGCGGCGGCTCGTTCGCCGCCCTGGAAAACGCCAACCCCCGGGCCTATCTGGATTTGACGGTCAGTTCAGCGGCGGTGGGTTTCAGCACCGCCCAGATCCAGGCCGACGGCCGACCGGCCCGGTATGTGCGGGTCTCGGATGAATTTGTCCTTATTGGCGCCCAGATCGTCCAATTCAAGGCCATCCGGACCGACGCGGTGGACGCCGTCCTCCATTGCACGGTGTATTTTTAAAAACTGTAGGGCGGGCGTCCCGCCCGCCGCAAAGGACCACAGGCGTTAGGGGATAGGGGTTAGGGGTCAGTTGTTATGCGTAGGTCCTGGTATGAAAGGGTGTTGATTACCATAGCTTTCTTGCTCTGGTTGGCCGGGATTAGCGCAGAAATATATGGGGCACTATATGGCTGAGACAAAACCAGCGGCAATCGACATGGTCCGGAATCTGGCGGAGGAAAACCGCCAGTTGCAGATTCAGGTTTTAGAGGAACGGCTGTTGGGGCTCAAGGCCCAGAGGCAGTTGGCCGACGTGCTCATGGAAAAGACCGAGGCGGAGCTTGACCAACTCAGGTGATAAAAAGCCCCTGGATTTGGGGATCGTGGATCGGGCGAGCGGCAAGACGAGCGCCTGGCGGGCGGGGACGCCCGCCCTACGGATCGACGAGGCCTGGTTCGGCCCCGGCGAGACCCAGGCGCCGGCGGCCCCGGAGACGGTCAAGGGCCGCCAGTGGGATTATCCGGCGGGCTACAACCTGCGGATGCAGCCCCGGGGCGAAGAGTCCATTTCCTTCGGGCAGCTTCGGGCCTTGGCCCTGAATTGCGACCTGGTGCGCCTGGCCATCGAGACCCGCAAGGACCAGTTGTGCAAGCTCTCCTGGAACATCAAGCCCACGGAGGAGGCCGCCGCCGGCGGCAAGAGCCTATTGAGCGCGGCGGAGGCCCAGGCCAAGCAGGCCAAGGCCCTGTTTAAAAAGCCAGACCGGGTGCACCGCTGGAATCAGTGGCTGCGCATGTGGCTGGAAGATATGTTTGTGGGCGACTGCGCCACCCTCTATCCCCGGCCCAACCGGGGCGGCGGCCTTTATGCCCTTGAGGTCATGGACGGCGCCCTGATCAAACCGGTGCTGGCCGAGGACGGCCGGGTGCCCCTGCCGCCCGCCCCCGCCTATCAGCAGGTGCTCAAGGGGGTGCCGGCGGCGAATTACTCCCTGGACGAACTGATCTATTTTCCCCGCAATCCCCTGTCCTGGCGGGTTTACGGTTTATCCCAGGTGGAGCAGATCATCCTCATCGTCAATATTGTCATCCGCCGCCAGCTCCACCTGCTGCAATACTACACCGAGGGCAATCTCCCGGACTCCCTGATGGAGGTGCCGGAGGCCTGGTCCACCGAACAGATCCGGGAGTGGCAGCAGTATTGGGATAGCCTCTTCGCGGGCAATACCGCCCAGCGCCGCCGGGGCACCTGGGTGCCCAAAGGCATGACCGTCCACCAGACCAAGGAGGCGGCCCTCAAAGACGCCATTGACGAGTGGTTCGCCCGGGTGGTGTGCTTTTGTTTTTCCCTGTCCCCCCAGGCCTTTGTGCAGCAGATGAACCGGGCCACCGCCGAAACCGCCGAGCAGGCGGCCCTGGAGGAAGGGCTGGCGCCCTTGCAGGAATGGGTCAATGACGGGATCGACGAGGGCCTTGAGCGGGGCGGCTTCGACCTGGTGGAGTTTGCCTGGGAAGAAGAGAGCACCACCAAGCCCAAGGAGCAGGCGGAGATCGATGAGATTCACCTGCGCTCCGGGGTGCGGCGGCGGTCGGAAATTCGCCAGGATCGGGGCTACGACAAAGACAGCGTGCCGGATTTTCTCATGACGGTGGGCGGGCCGGTGCTGCTGGATGAGATTGGGAAGGTGCAGTTGCCAGTAGCCAGTGACCAGTTGCCAGCAGGCAATAGTCAGTTACCAGATAAAACAACGACCGAAGAGGACCCAGGGACGGCTCCGGGGGTGGCAGGGGGAGAGACTGCCAATTCCCCGGAGCAAGAACTGGCCAAGGTCGACGCGGGCAAGAAAAAGCTTCAGCCCCTTGACCGGGAGCGGCCGGAGGTGGTCAAGGCCCGGGCCGCGTTGCAAAAGCTGATGCTGGCGGCCTTGAAGGCCGATGCCGCCGCGGCGGCGGCGCAACTCGGCGAGGGGTTGGGCCTGGCCAAGGCGGAGGATGAGGATCTATCCGCCAAGGTCGACCGGCTCCTGAAGGAATTGCAACTGGCCGGCCTGGAGGCCACCCGGGAAGAGGCGGCGGCGCTGCTGGCCAAGGCGGCCCAGAATGGCGGCCTGGCGGCCCTTACCCAGATTGATTTTGAGGATAGGGCCCTCGTCAACCAGGTCAATAAGCTGGCGGTGGAGTGGGCCGAGAACCGGGCCGCGGAGCTGGTCACCAAGATCAGCGAGGCCACCCGGGATTACCTCCGGGCCGACGTCACCCAGGCGGTAGAGGAAGGCTGGAGCACTAAGCAGTTGGGCCAGGCCCTGCAAGAGAATTTCGGCTTTTCGGAAGGCCGGGGCGAAATGATCGCCCGCACCGAGATCGCCGCGGCGGACGTGCAAGGCAACCTGATGGCCTACCGGGAATCCGGGGTGGTCCAAGGCAAGGAGTGGATCAGGGGCTCGGAGGAATACCCGTGTGACGATTGTGAGGGCAACGCCGCGGCGGGAGTGATCCCCTTGGAAGACGTCTTCCCCTCCGGCGACACGGGTCCGCCGGCTCACCCCAACTGCGTCTGCGACGTGCTGCCGGTTCTGGCGGAGCAGGGAGAAGGTGCATGATCGAACGCCTCCTCAAAACCTTGCAACAGCAAATCCCGGCCATGAGTTGCGAGCCGGGCTGCCGCGAGTGCTGCGAGGGCGACGCCCGGGCCATAACCCTGGCCGAGTGGCGGGCGATCCGGCACCCGGGGAAATATGTTACCGGGCCGGCGCTCACCGCCTGTCCTTTTCTGGGGGAGTTTGGCTGCGAGATTTACGCCCGGCGGCCGCTGATCTGCCGACTGTTCGGGGCGGTGGCCCCGGATGATCCGGCCCTGGCGGAGCTGGCGGGGACGTTTCCCATCAGTTGCCCCCGGGGGCATTACCCGGAGGGGCCCCTGCCCCTGGCCGCAGCCCTGCGGATGCAGGTGGAGTACCAAAATTACGCCAACCGGGAGCTGACGCGGGTGATCGGTGATTGGACGAAATATTTGTCCACAGGCGGGGACGCCTGCGCCACTGCCCTGCCGGAGAAATTCCAGTGGCTGCGGTACGTGCTCTCCACCCGGGAGGGGCAGACCACGCTGCGCCTGCTCTGGGGCCAGACGCCAGTGCAGATCGATTCTGCAAAGATGGCCCAAATGACGGCCATGTTGGGGTAGGGCTGAGTTTTACTCTCCTTGGCGCCTTGGCGTCTTGGCGAGAAAAAAAGCAAATGATCTCGCAAAGGCGCTAAGGCGCTAAGACAGAAGGGTTTTGAGGGAGGCTGAGGATGGAAAGAATTTTGTTTGCGCCGCTGACCAAGGTGGTGGAGATGGATGACGGCACCGTGGAGGTTCATGGCCGGGCCGCGGCCCAGGAGCCTGACCCCAAAAAAGAGGTCTTCGATTACGAGGCCAGTAAGCCCTTCATCAAGACCTGGTCGGAAGATATCTTTCAGGCCAGCGGCGGGCAATCGTTGGGCAACCTCCGGGCCATGCACAACCCCCGCCTGGCCGCGGGCAAGCTCACCGCCATCAGCTTTCTCGACGCCGAACAGGCGGTGGACGTGGTGGCTAAGGTAGTGGACGCCAACGAAGCCAACAAGGTGCGGGCCGGGGTGTACACCGGCTTTTCCTTCGGGGGCTCCTACGGCCCGAAACGGGTTGAGAATGGCCTGACCTATTACGCCGCGGTGCCCTCCGAACTTTCCCTGGCCGACAACCCCATGATCAAGAGCGCCCGCTTCACCCTGGTGAAAGTGGACGGCAGCGAAGAAGAGAAAGATTTTCAAGGTCCGCAGGCGGCGACGCCCGCGCCACTGGACAAGGTGATGGAGGCCGGGGCGCTGCAAAAGCGGCTCAGCGCGGTGGCGGAAATGGCCGAACTGCTGCGGCGGTTCCGCTGTTTCCTGAGCGACGTGGTCTATGAGGCCGAAGTGGAGCAGGACGGCTCCAGCATTCCGGCCCGCTTGCAGAAGGCCGTACTCGACCTGGTGGATCTCTTTAAAGAGCTGGCGGCGGAAGAGAGTGAAGAATTTGCGGCCAACGTCCGGGCGCTCCTGTTGCTGCCCGAGGACGCGATAGCCCTAAACAAGGTTGATTATTCGCAGGCGGCGACGCCCGCGCCACAAGGAGGAAGTGCACAGATGGCCACACTGGAGCAGTTGGAAACACTGGTTAAGGGCCTGGGCGAGCGCCTGGAGAAGGTGGAGGGCAACTTTAGCGCCCAGGGCGAGCAGCTCGCCAAGGTGGAGGCGGAAAACACCGCCCTGACGGAGCGCCTGGCCAAGGTGGAGGCCGAGCCGGCCCCGGCCACCGGGGTGCTCAAGGTGGTGGACAAGGGCGAAGATGTCCAGCCCCTGGCCAAGGTTGACGGCCCCACCCAGGACGAGATGATCAAGAACAAAGATACCCAGGGCCTCATCAAGGCGGCCCACCAAAACCCCATCAGCCTGGGATAGAGATTCCTGCAGGCAGGGGAACAGCGCCACTAAAAATAGGAGAATTTCCCATGATTAACGAAACGCTGCAACTGGTTAAGGAGGCCCTGGCGGCGCCGACCCCGGAAATGGCCAAGGCCTTCACTACGGCCCTGGGCGGCACCGGGGTTACCGACGGGCTCAAAGGCTATGACCTGGAAGCCCCGGCCAAGACCCTGTATCCGGTGCTCACCCCCCTGCGCAACAAGATTCCCCGGGTGGGCGGCGGCATCGGCGTCCAGGCCAACTGGAAGGCCATCACCGGCATCAACACCGCGGGGCTGTCCGCCGGGGCCGGTGAAGGGCGGCGGGGCGGCATCGTTACCACCACCGTGGCCGATTATCTGGCGGCCTACCGTACCCTGGTGCTGGACGACTACGTTACCTTCCAGGCCCAGGCCGCAGGCAAGGGCTTTATGGATATTTCAGCCCTGGCGGTGGAGGGCCTGCTGCGCTCCCTGATGATCCAGGAGGAGTTCTGTATCCTGGGCGGCAACGGCGCCGCAGTGGCCCTGGGCACCGCCCCCACCCCCACCCTGGCAGACGTGGCCACCGGCGGCACCTGCAAGGCCAAGACCAAGTATATCGTGCACTGTGTGGCCCTGACCCTGGAAGGCTACCGCAACGCCTCGGTGGCCGGGGGCGTGCCCGCGGTGGTCAGCCGGGCCAACGGCGACGGCACCACCGAGAGCTACGGCGGCGGCTCCGGCCAGATCTCGGCCGCGGCCAACGTCACCACCGCCGACGACGCCAGCGACACCCACTCCGTCAAGGCCAGCGTCGCCGCGGTTTCCGGGGCGGTAGCCTATGCCTGGTTCTGGGGGGCCGACGGGGCCGACTGCAAGCTGGGGGCCATCACCACCATCAACAGCTACCTGATCACTACCCCGGTGGCCACGGGCACGCAGTTGATCGCCGCCATGCCGGCCTCGGACAACTCCAAAAACGCCCTGATCTTCGACGGCCTGCTCTACCAGATCTTCAAGAGCGGCTCCAACGGCTATATCAAGACGATGGCCACCGGCACCCCGGGCGTCGGTACGCCGCTGACCGCGGACACCAAGACCGGCATCGTCGAGATCAACGAGGCCCTGGTACATTTCTGGAACACCTATAAGACCTTCCCCACCTGCATCTGGGTCAACGGCCAGGAAAAGCAGAACATGGCCTCCAAGGTGGCCACCGGGGCGGCGGGCAGCGCCGTGGTCTTCTCCGTTGACACCCGCCAGGGGGCGGTGCTGGGCGGCATTAACGTCACCGGCTATATCCACCCCATCACCGGTGTAGAAATTCCGGTGGCGGTGCATCCGGATCTACCGCCGGGCACCATCATGTTCGAGTGCATGGCCCTGCCCTATTCCCTCTCCGGGGTGCAGAACGTGGTGCAGATGCGCACCCGCTGGGAATACATGCAGATCGATTGGGTGCTCACCAGCCTGAAGCGGGATTTCTCGGTCACCGTGGACGAGGTGCTCCAGAACTACTTCCCGCCGGCCTGGGGGTTGATCACCAATATTGCCAACGGCTAACCCGTAGGGGCGGACCCATGTGTCCGCCCTTATTTGGAGGACAAGATGAAACTAAAAGCTCCCTGGGGCTGCGGCAGCGTCAGTTTCGGCGGCCGGGAATATCCGGTGGTTGAGGGCGTGGTGGAAGTTCCCGATGAGGCAGCGGTATTGTTGGAACCGGGCTGGGGCTTCACCCTGACACACCTCAAGGAGCCGGAAGCTCCTGGACCGAAAACCGGAAACCGGAAACCGGCACTTAAATAGGAATATCCGAGGGAGAAACATCATGGACCTGACAATGAAAATCGCCCAAAAGTATCGGGTGGAGTGTCGAGATTCCCTGGGAAACCTTAAGTGGGTGGAAGAGTTCGGCAACCTGGTGGTGGGCGAGGGCCTGGCCAAGTATCTGGATGCTACCCTGAAGACCGGCCTGGCCGCGCCGGCCTGGTACGTGGGCCTCAAGGGCACCGGTACCGTAGTCAACGGCGACAATCTGGCCTCTCATGGCGGCTGGTCGGAGATCAACCCATATACCGGCAACCGTCCGGCCTGGACGCCGGGAAGCATCACCGGCACCACTACCAAGAGCGTGGACAATTCGGCCTCCAAGGCGGTTTTCACCATCACCGCAGCCTTGACGGTGTATGGCGCCTTTATGGCCAGCGTCAACACCGGCACCTCTGGCACCCTTTTGGGCGCCGGTGATTTCGGCACCCCCAGGGCCGTGGAAATTAACGACACCCTGAGTGTGACCGTGACCTGTACCCAGACCGGGGCGTAATACGGCTAAGGAAAGTTAATGTCCCTGGCGTTTGATACCAAACTGCGCATACCGGCAACTGCCCTGGCCACCACTACCGGTGCGGCCTCGGCCAACTATGCCTGCGGGGCCAACGCCGGGGTGCTGGTGGTGATGATCTGCTATGCCGGGACTACGCCGAGGACCGGGGGGGCGCCGACTTATAACGGGGTGGCCCTTACCCAAGCCCAAACCAGCCAAGGTGTCGCCGAAACATCGGTGGAGATGTGGTATCTCCTGTCGCCGCCGGCCGGTGAAGCCTTAACCATAAACGTGCCTAATGACGGCGGCCGGACCATGTGCGTCTATGTGGCCAGCGCCACGGCCGCGCCGGGGTACACCTGCGCCTATGACTCCTCGGGGGTAAACGCCGCCACCGGGGCTAACCCTACCGTGTCCCTGACGGCGGTGGCTGCCGCTACTATCCTGTTCGCAGTGGTGGCCACGGGCGACAACGGGTTTGCTCCCTCAGCACGTACCGGCACTTCGCTGTATGAGGAAGATATCGCCGCCTGGGGCTGCGGGGCTCAATACTATGTCAAAACTGGCACCGGCTCCCAGGCGATGTCATGGACAGAGACCACCTCGGACGATTACGGGGCCATTTCCTGCGCCTTTAAGGAAGTGGTGGCGTCCCAAAATTATAACGAATCGGTTTCGCTGGGGGTTTCATCTGGGATTGCTGACGGCCGGGTGGCAGGCCTGGCGCCCGCCGCCAGTTTGCCGGGGACGGCGGCTTTGATCGGGAGCAGCAATTGGGCCGGGGGCAGGTCCGCGGCGCTGCCTGGAAGTGCGGCCTTAACTCCGGCGGGGACTAAAGAGGGGTTTGGGGCTGCGGCCCTGGCCTGCGAGGCGGCGTTTACCCTGTCTGGGGGGTTATCCCCGGTGGGAGAGTATAGTCTACCGGTGGGGGCCGCCATCACCGAGGCCGCCGACCTGGCCGCCCTGAAAGAACTGGGCTTGGTCTGCCAGGCCGGGATCAATATGGGCGCGGCGCTGTCAATCCAAGCCTCTATGTCTTTATCTATCAATGCGGGGGTGGGTGAGGGACAAGGGGGGAGCGATCTGTTTTCGGGCCTGAGCATCCCGGGCGCCGTGGCGCTGACCGGCGATGGGATGGTGGCGGCGGCCCGCAGTTTGAGTTTAACGGTCCTGGCTGGGTTGCCAGTGGCGGCCAGGGCCGATTTGCTGGCTGCAATGGATTTGCCTGGCGCCGCCGCCCTGGACCTGGTGGCATCCCTGCTGGCGGAACAGGCCCTGACCCTGGCCGGCCTCGGGGCGTTAAACGCCGACGGGACTGTCGAAACCGGGGGAGGTGAATACCAGCAGAGCATCAGCCTGGCGGCGCTGGCCGCGGCGGTCCAAACCGCCCTTATGAATATTTTGGCCTCCCAGACTTTCCCCGGCGCTGGCGGAATCAGCGCCGGGGCCATCGTCCAGGCCACGGTCGGGGCGGCGCTGGCCGCCGGCGGCGCCCTGACCTCCGCCCAGATTCTGGCCCGGCTGGGTTCCATGTTGCTCCCGGTGATGTCAGGCCTGGCCGCATCGGTGGAAGATCAGGAACGGCGGCGCGCCCGGGAAACCCTGAGAGGTCTGCTGAGCATCAGTTCCCGGCGGATTGTCACCCATGCAGCGGATCTTCATGTCCGGGGCATTAAACCGGTGATCCAATGATCTATGTGATTCATTTCAGCGCTAATGGGGTGCCCCAGGCAGGATTGGCGCCCGCCATCATCACCTACAAAACCGTGGCGGACGGTGAAGACGTGGCCCCGGTCCCGGAGATCGCCGCTATCGGCGGCGGGGGTTATAAATTCAGCGCCAACCCCGGGGAAGCCATCTATGTGGAGATCGATGGCGGCGCCGGCCTGGACAATCAGGACCGGTATAAAGTGCTGCAAATCACTCCGGATGATGACAATCTCGACGTTGCGGTCAGCTCCCGGGCCGCTTTGGGGGCCGGGGCGGTTTTATGGACCTATAGCTTAACCCGCTCCGACAACGGCCTGCCCATCGCCGATGCTGACGTGTGGATCACCACCGATCTCGCCGGGCAGAATGTCATCGCTTCGGGGCGCACCGATCAGAACGGGGTGGTAACTTTCCACCTGGACGCCGGGACGGTATACGTCTGGCGGCAAAAATCCGGGTTTGCCTTTGCCAATCCCGATACGGAGGTGGTGAGCTAATGAGCGGCGCAGGCACCGGGACGCCGGCGGGACAGACCGGTAATCTTACCACCCTGGCCGCGGTCAAGCAATGGCTTGCCCTGACCACAGACACGGCCGATGCCCTGTTGACCCGGTTGATCGACGCGGCCAGCGCCTTTATCCAGGGGCCGGAGGGCATCGGCTATTCGGTGGCCTCCCAGAGCTACGCCCTGGTACTGGACGGCCACGGCGGCGACGTCCTGGCGCTGGGCGGCAAGCCGCCCCTGACCGCGGTGGCCTCCCTGGTGATTGACGGGGTGGCGATTCCCCTGGCGGCCCTGGTTACCGATTCCGGTTACCGCTTCAGCCCCAGCTCCGTGTGGGTGCAGGGATACCTCTTCACCCGGGGCCGGGGCAACGTGGCCTTGACCTGCACCCGGGGCTGGGCCGCCACGCCGGCTGACCTGGAACAAGCCGCCATCGAGTTGATTGCGGTGCGCTTCAAGGAGCGGGATCACATCGGCCAGGATTCGGCCTCCATGCAGGGGCAGAATATCACCTTCAGCACCCGGGACGTGCCCGCGGATGTGAAACGGATTCTGGAAAGCTACAAAAAGGTGGTGCCGGTATGATCCGGGTGCAGATTGTCGGGGCCGAAGCGGTTATCAAGCACCTGGGGGAAGTGCCGCCCCGGGTCCTGGGCCTGGTGCGCCAGGCGGTAATGGCAGAGACCTATAATGTGGAGCGGACGGCCAAACAAAAGGTTTCCGGACCGGTCCTGAAAACGAAGACCGGCACGCTGCGCCGCAAGATCAACTCCCAATTTACGGAGAGCGGCGACAGCATCGTCGGCAGCGTCGGGCTGGCCTTAGTCTACGGCGCTATCCACGAATACGGCGGGGTCACCCGGGCCCATGTGATTCAGGCCCGGAACAAAAAGGCCCTGGCCTTTCAGATGGGCGGGGTGGGGCTGGTGCGTAAATCGGTGCAGCATCCGGGATCGAAGATGCCGGAGCGCTCCTTTTTGCGGTCGAGCCTCAGGGAGAATGAGGCCCGGATCAAGGCCGCCATCGCCGCGGCGGTGTCCCGGGGGGTGAAAGGGTGATCAACCGGGAGGCCATCCATCAGGCCCTGTTTGACCTGGTCAAGGACCTGCCCGGCTTTGTCACTACTTCCCGCCGGGCCCGCCTGGTCAAGGACGTGGCCCCGGAGGAGCAGCCGGCCCTGTTTGTCGAGGAAGGCCCGGGTGAAACCATACAGCACCAGGGGCAGGGGCTGCCGGCGATCCATTTTCTTTACGTTGATCTGGGGTTTTATGCCCGGCTGGCCGAGGACAAAAACATGGCGCCGGGAAGCGTGCTCAATCCCCTGATCGACGCCATTGAGGCCGCCCTGGCGCCCGATCCGGACGAAGAGAACCAAACCCTGGGCGGGTTGGTGACGTACTGCCGGATTAACGGCAAGGTCTTGAAAAACGAGGGCCTCCTGGACGGCCAGGCCAGCGTGGTGATCCCGGTGGAAATCTTAGTACCGTGAGGTGAATTATGGGTAAAGACGGAATTGATGTTGTGAGCAAGGCTGCGGCGCTCCCGCCCGCCAACACCGATCAAGTGGTGGATGTCTGGTTTAACGAGTTTATCCCCAATTCGCCGGTGTCGCGCAACACCGAGGCCTGGAACCTGCTGCTCCGGGCCAAGGATATTCTGAAGCAGCGCTTGAGAGGAGAATAAGTCATGGGTAAACCCATCATTTTCGGGGCCGGCAATCTCTACGGCATTGACACCAACGTGCTGATTCCCACCCCGGTGAAATTCGGCATCCTCCAGGAGGTGGCCGTTGAAATCTCCCTGACCAAAAAGGAGCTTCACGGGCAGAACGTCTTTGCCGACGCAGTGGGCGTCTCCGAGGGCAAGGTGACCTGCAAGGCCAAGCTGGCCAAACTGTCCGCCGATCTCATGGGCGGCCTGTTCTTCGGGTCCACTCCGGCCACCGGCCAGGTGATACCCGTGGTGGTCGAGGCGGGCACCATCCCCGCCACCCCCGGCCCCTATACGGTTACCGTGGCCAACGGCGCCACCTTTCATACCAACCTAGGGGTGGTTTTCGGCAAGAACAATCTGGCCACGGACGGCCAGCCCTTGACGCGGGTGGCCTCCGCCCCGGCCACCGGCCAGTATTCCCTGGTGGACGCCACCGGGGTTTTCACCTTTGCGGCCGCGGACCAGGGAAAACTGGTGAAGTTCGATTACCTCTACCTCTCGGCCCTGGTGGGTAAGACCATCACCATCGTCAACCCGCAGGCGGGCACCTCGCCGTCGTTCAAGGCGGTCCTCACCGGCGATTTTGACGGCGAGAAGGTAGCCCTCGTTCTCAACAAGTGTGTCTCCGACAAACTCACCCTGCCCACCAAACGGGGAGATTTCACCATTCAGGAGATGGATTTCAGCGCCCAGGTGGATGATAACGATGAACTGGGCCTGATCAGCCTGGGGGCTTAAGCCATGACCGAGCTTCGCTTTGACGGCGAACGGCTGAAACTGGGCGACCGGGAATTTGTGGTGCCGCCCCTGAACTGGCGGCGCATCCGCAAGATTCTGCCTATCCTGGAGCGGATGAAGGATATCACCGCCGGGGGAGGCCTCACCATTACCGAATCGATGCTGGACGACAGTGTCACGGTGATCTATGAGGCCGTCAGCCGCAATTATCCGGAAATCACCCGGGATGAACTGGAAGACCTGGTGGACCTGGTCAACGCCCCCAAAGTAATCATGGCGGTCATGGGCCTGAGCGGGTTGCTCCAGGGGGAACCGGCGCCGGCGGAGGGGACGCCCTCGATTGGGGAGATCTCTACGCAGCCCTGATCACCGCCACGGGCTGGACGTACGAGTATATCGACGAGTTCATGACCTTCCCCCGGCTGCGGGAACTGGGCAACTACTGGCGGCGCTCTCCCCCGGCGCACGTCCAGCTGGCAGGGCTGATGTCGGTGATCGCGGGCATCATGGGCGGGGCGGCGCCGGCCGGGCCGGATGCCCCCCAGGACACCGCCACCCTGGAAGAATTCATGGCCGATTGGCGGGCTGCCGGCGGGTTGGTGGGGTAGGGCGGGCGTCCCGCCCGCCGGGTTCTGGGCTCTTTAAAAGCGGGTTCTGGGTTTTGGGTTCTGGGTTCTGGAAAAGAAACGGTGCCCTTGCTTTTAACGGAAAACGGAAAACGGAAAACGGAAAACGAGCTTCCCAATGGCTGACGACCGGATTGACGTAAAAGTAGGGGCCACTACCGGCGAACTCAAGACCGGCATGGCCCAGGCCGAACAGACGGTAAAGCAGGGCGTGCAGGGCATGCAGACGCCCTTTGACCGGATGGGGCAAAGCGTCACCGGCGGCATGAAGCAGATGCAGTCCGCGGTCCAGAGTTCTTTGGCTGGCGTGAGCAGCTCTTTGGCCCTCGTCGGCCAGGTGGCGGCGGGGCTCGGCCTTATTTTAGCTGGCGGAGCACTGTTTAAGGGATCGGTGGAAGAGTTTGTCAGCCTCAATGCCGAGGTCAAAAAACTTTCTAATGTCCTGGGCGTTGGCATGCAGGAGGCTGCCGCCTTTGGATTCGCCTTTAAGCGGGCCGGAGTGGATGGCGACACGCTCAACCAGCAGCTCCGAATGTTGGAAAAACAAATGCGCACCGGCGGCGACGCTATGGTCGCTATGGGCGCCAAGGTCGGTGTCAATATCGACATTAATGAGGGGCTGGAAAAAACCTATTTAAAAGTCCTTGAGGCGCTGAGTAAATATAAGGAAGGTCATGACCGCACTCAGGCATCGATGGATGGTTTTGGCATGCGAGCGCAAATTAGCGGGAGACAACTGACCGTTACTACCGAGGCAATAGAAAAACAAAGCCAAAAATTAAAGGAATTAGGCCTATCATTTGATGAAGTTTCCGCCGACAAGGCTAAGAAATTTAAAGAAGGGCTGTTTGATGTCAACCTCCAATTCGATGCCATGAAGTATAAAATCGGCGAGGTAGCTATCCCCGCCCTGACGTCCCTTGGCTACGCCGTTATTTGGGTAACTGATCAATTCCGAAAAATGATGATAGCGGAATCGAGCGCCGAGGCAGGTATAGCCATCTTGGGCGGCCTGGCTCCGGATGCCGCTAAAAAATTAACATACCCAAAACCGGCAGAACCTGGGAAACCGGGTGCAACTTACGAATCTTCCAAAACCGGCACCGGGGGCGGCGGGGGCAAGGGCGGCGGCGGCGCATCTCTGGTGCAGCAGTGGGTGGCCGAACTGGAGCAGATGAAGGCGGCCGAGGAGAGATTCCAGTCCCAGAGCCTGAAAATGGAAAAGGCCTTCTGGGCCAAGAAGCTGGCCACCGGAGAGACAGCCACCCAGGAAGAGCTGGAGGCCCTCAAATCCCGGGAACGGGACAGCGAGGCTGTGCGCCTCAAGGCTGAGGCCGACTACTGGAAAGGCAAACTTTTGCTCGCCGGTGAAGGCACCAAGGATTACCAGGAGGTGCAGCACAAGATCATCACCCTGGAGCAACAGCAAAATAAGCTCCGCTTGCAGTCGGAAATTGACCTCATCAAGAGCAAATTCAAGGCCGGTCAGGATGGAATTAAGGACAAGATGGCCTTAATTGAGCATGAAAACCAGCTCGACAAACTAAATATAGAAATGAAGCGGGAAAATATCGCCCACCTGGCCAAGATGGGGGCTATGAGCCGGGTGCAGGAATTGCGGGAATATAAGAAATTAAAACAAGACGAACACTTAGCAGATTTGCAGGCGGCGCAGAACAAAGCCATAGCAGACAAAGGCGATCTGAAAGCCTATCAAAAACACCTAAAAGACATCGAATTACTTAAAAAGAAGCACGCCCTCGACATGAAAAAGGCGGACTTTGAAATCACCCAGGCCATCAAGGCGCAATGGGGCCAGGTCTGGAGTGCGGTGAGCCAGGCCTTCCAGATGTCGGCGCAGGGCATTATCATCGGCACCACCACCCTGGCCGACGCCATCAAAAATATCTGGCAAAGCGTCCTGACCTCCCTGGTGGGGATGTTTCTGGAAATGGCCCTGCAATGGATCGCCGCCAAGATCATGATGCTGGTCTTTGGAGAGGCGGCGGATAAAGAAATGGCTTTGTCAGAAATCGCCGCCCAGAGCGGCATCGCCGGGGCCGCCGGCGTGGCCTCGGTCATGGTGGCCCTGCCGTTTCCCATCAATGTCGCCGTGGCTCCTGGGGTTGGCGCGGCAGCCGCGGCCCTGGCGGCGTCATTCGGGGTCCTGGCCTCGGCGGCGGGCGGCTGGGATGTGCCCCACGACACCCTGGCGATGGTGCATAAGGATGAGAAAATCCTGCCCGCCGACTGGCCGGAGAAGCTCCGGGCCGTGGCCGCTCCGGGCGGCGGGCCGTCCGGGCCGTCACATCTAATTGCCAAATTCCCCATTACGGTAGTCACCCCGGACGGCCGCACCATCCTGAAAGAAAACAAGACCATGTTTTTCGACCTGGCCACCGAGGGCATAAAACACGGCGAGATCAACGTCCATGCCGGGCGGCGGTAAGCCATGAGCGTCAATTTCACTGTTTGGGCCCAGAAATCGGACACCGAAAAAGTCTATCTGGTGGAGACCAGCGTCCGGCGGCTCAGCGACGGCGCCATACTGCCCCTCTATCTGGCCAGCCAGAATATCCTCCTGGAAACCCGCTTCTACCTGGGCTGCACCATCGGGTTGCCCCGGCTCATCCGCCAGGCCAACGGCATCCTCAACCCCAACCGGGTCTCCACCTGGGGCGAATTGGAACTACAGTTGGAACCGGATTACTGTCCGGATGCCCAGAATAGCGTCAACTGGCTGGAGTTGCTGTCATCGGCCTATAATTTCCGGGGGCAGCCCCTGACCATCAAGGTCGGCGATCCGGCCTGGGCCTATGCCGATTTCATGACCATCTTCACCGGGCGCCTGGATAAATATTCCTTTGACGACACCTCAATGCAAGCGGTGGTATATGACAAGGCCCAAGACCTGAATCAAAAAATGCCCGATTATGCCTTGCCGGAATCCCCCCGGGTGGTTGAAGACAGTTGGGATGCGGCGGTGCCTCTGGTTATGGGGGCCGCGAAAAATTATAAACCCACACTCATCACATCAGCCAGTCCTGGGGGTTATCCCTGGAAATATGCCCTCTGCTGCCATGTTCTGCATGACGTGCTGAACGCCTATTGGAGCAATGCTCTCCTGAGTTCCGGCGCCATCTCCTTTGTCCAGAAGGACGTGCTGCCGGCCCGCAAAGACGGCGAAGGCTCGGCGGTGCTGGATGTATTCGGCCCCTATACCGGGGCATTGTCGGTCGCCGAGTGGTTGGTTGAGATTGATTCCATCACCGCCTTGAACAGCCAGGGGAATTCCGGCCCGGCGGTGGGTTTGGCCAGGTTTAGGTGGAAGCTGACCGGCGATGCCGCCTGGCGGGGCGAAAATTTGCTCACCTGGAAGCTGGGTTATGACAGCACCACCCTGGTTAAAAGCCCGGCGGTGGGCGCCGGGGTTATGGCGGTCTCCGGGGAATATACCGGCGACTGCAAGCTCAATTATAAGATCAAAATTACCCGCCCGGGCGATATTGGGGATGTGATCCCGCCGCAGTTTATCTGGTCCGATGATAACGGAGACACGTGGCTTCCGCTCAATTCCTCTACCTGGACCCCCATAGCGGCGGCGCCGGGCGTTTCCAGCGTGGCGGCCTATAACCCCGGGGATTCGGTATTATGGGAGATCACCACCGGGGGCAATGTCGGCGGCGCCGTGCGGTTTAAATGGTCCCGTGACGGAGGCGCCACCTGGACTACTAATGTTCAGATTCCCGATACCTCCCCCATAGAGCTGTTTACCGGGTTTTCCATTCAATTCACCGCCCCGGGCCTAGGCGGAACAGATGACTACGACGCCGGGGATGCCGGCGAAAGTTCCTCGGCGGTCGACCTTCCGGCCATTGAAAATACTCCCGTGGCCTTGAACCGGGGCCTCAGCGCCGCATTTTCCGGCAGCGGCGTTTGGTATGATGATCCCCAGTGGGTCAGAGTCGGCACGGCGCCGGGGGCAATGAGCATCGCATCAATTGATCCAGCCTATGATGCGGCCTTACTTGAGGTGATAATCGACAATCCGGGAAATGTCGGGGGAGCTGTAACCTTCAAATGGCAGTATAATTCCGGCGGCTGGCATATTAACTTCAGCATCCCTGATACCAACCCCATAGAATTGTTCACCGGGTTGAGCGTGCAGTTCACGGCGCCCGGCGGTCCCGCCGATGAGTATGACTTGGGTGATGCCTGGGTTAATATTCCCTATTATGTTTCGGCCTTTATCGTTGATGATGCCTGGGCCTGGGGGTTTAAGGAAATCCCCATTCCCTTGGCGGATGGGGTGTCGGTGCAGTTTATCGACCGGGCCACTGCCCTGGCCCAAGGAGTGGATGAGGCCCGCTTTCTCTCCTCTCCGGACGACTTTGCCCTGGGGGATAACTGGAACTTCATCCTTGGGTCAACAGTAGCCTTCGCCTTGCAAATTACCAGCGGCACCATCACTGTTGACGTCCTGGGCCTGGTTACCCCGGCTATCGGTTATACCGATAAAATCGGGGAGATGATCCGGGCCTTGCCGCAAGTCTGGCGGGGTTGGACCGACGCCGACTTCGACCTGCCGGCCCTGACCGCCTTCAATGCCGCCATCCCCTATCAGGCGGCCTTGGTGGTTGGATCACCCACCGATATTGCCTCGATTATCGATCAGCTCCTCACCGGAATTCCGGCGCTCTATACCATGACACAGGCCGGTAAATTCTTCATCGCCGAATTGGCCCCGCCAGCCGGGGAGCCGGTCCTGGAATTGACCGATGTTGATTTGCAACAGGCCCCGGAAGGGGAAGACGGGGACGATGACCTCTATCGCCGGGTTTACCTGCACTATGATCGTAACTACAATCCGGAGAACAATCCCCCCAATGCGCCCAGCCAGGAGCGCCTGGCCTGGCTCGAAAGAGAATTTAGACAGGTATCGGCCCGGGATGAAACCGTGTTGAGCAACTATCCCTGGGCCGGGGATCTGGGGCCGCTGGATACCTGCCTGGTATTGCGGGACGAAGCCAAGGCCCTGGCGGCTAAAAACCTTGAACTCTTAAAAACAAAACACCCGAATATCAAGGTTGTCATCAAAACACAGCCTTTCCTATTGGATATATGGCAGCCGGTTTCTGTGCGGCGATCCCGGTATGGGGAGGTAGTGGGGCAGGTTTATGCCATCGCCGGAAAAGAGGAAAATTACACCGCCTCCGAGACGATTATGAACTTGTGGCGATAACATGACCATGACGCCTATGAAAAGATTCAGAGCAATCTGGGATAACCGCTTCTTCGACGCCGCCACACTAACGCCATCCAGCGAAGTGGCGACTCTCCCGGCCCGGAACGTCCAGGATCCGGTGCGGCAACGGGTCTGGCGCACCACCGGCCGAACCGGCGAATATCTGATTGCCGATTTTGGGACACCCAGCGACCCGGAGGACGTGCGCCCGCCGGTGAGCGCCCTGGTGCTGGTCAACCATAACCTCACCCGCAGCGCCACGGTGACCGTGGAGACCGGCCTCTCCGCTGGCGGCTGGTTTGAGGATGGTTGGTTTGAGGGGAGAGGGTGGATGGAGGCCACCCCGGAGTTCTCGGAGACCAACCCCGCCTGGCCCGATATCATCGGGGCCGGCGAGGGCGGAGCCGGCGGGCCCCCGGGGGCAGGCGGGGTGATTTTTGACTGCCACCGCGCCTGGTATGCCCCCAACCCCATTCGAGTCATTTATCTCGGCAGCACCCTGGAGGCCAAGGGCTTCTGGAAGCTCTCGATCAACGATCCGGGTAACCCTGATGGTTTTCTCCAGGTGGGCCGTATTTTTCTCACCTATTTTGACGAGTATAAGTATGACTGGGCCTACCCCTTCGGCCTGAGCGGCTTGGATGACAGCGTGATCAACTATAACCCCGGCGGCACGCCCTGGACGGATAAACGGGCGTTTCAGCGCACCCTGCGCCTGGGCTGGAACGAGCGTTTCAGCACGGAAGACAAATACTGGCGCTTTTTTTTCATGGTCATGAAAATGGGTAAAAGCAGCGATTGGGTTATAGATCCCATCCCCGAAGGCGTTTCCTCGCGGCACTTCACCACTCTCTATGGCCGATTTAACGAGATTCCCGAACTGAATCAATGGGGCAAAGATTTCTCCGACCTGGAGATCAATTTTATTGAGTCTTTATAAGGAGTAGATCATGAATAAATTAGCTAAGATAGTCATCATTTGCATCCTGGCCGTCGGTCTGGCCCTACCGGCCAGGGGCTTGGATGTCTCCCCCTATCACCTAATTTTTGGCGAATCGCGCTGGCAAACCAAAATCAATAATTTTATGGATGCAGTGGCTGGCCTCGGAAATTTGGTCGCCAACTATATTGTCAGCGTTGATGCCCTGACGCTGATCCAAACTACCCCCACGTTTAGCGATAACCACACCTTCACCCTGGCCGGGGATTTCAGAACCCTTTTAACCACCGGTAAGCGCCTGGTGGCCGACTGCGGCGTTGACGGTCTCAAACCCAATACCGTGGCTTCCTGCACCTATGCCGCCCCCACCTCCACGGTGGTGGTCAACACGGCCAACCTCACCGCCAACCTGGCGGCAGTGTCTTATTATGCCGCCCGCAACGGCATCAACACATACGGTTCTGGGGATATTGTCACCGGTGATTATGGCGCCCCATCCTGGGCGTTATTTTCGGCTGCCGCCGGGGTGGCTAATATTACTGGGCGGCGTCTCCTCGTCACCCCTGGCAATTGGCCGATATCCGATAATCTGATTATGACCGTGCCGGTGAATATTGTTCCCGGGGCCATATTGGAAATTGCCGACACCAAGACCCTGACCCTCAATGTGGCTCCGGAGGCCGGGCGGTGGCAAGTTTTCTCCTGCACGGGCACGGGGGCGGTTGCGCTTCCAGTTACGGAAACGGCTTATCCGCAGTGGTGGGGAACTAACGTCACCGCCTCGGTCAATGCTGCCCTGGCTTCTGGGGCTGGCGTGGTAGACCTGGGAAGTCAGACCTATACCATAGCCACAACGGTATTATGGGACGTTAGTAAGTGTGATCTCCGGGGTAATGGGGCTAAGTTTGATGCTACTGGCAATTCTGGGATTGCTATTCAAGCGAGTAATGGCAGCGCCACGGCTAATGTCTTTTACCCCTGGAGCAAGCGCAGAAGTGGGGGATTCGAGATTGAGGGTGATAAGACCACTTATGCTGCCTGCGTGGGTTTAGAAGTTAATGGGTCTTATGAGATTTCCGGGTTAAGGTTATATAATGTAGTGGCGCACGGATTCAATATTGCCCTTAATTTAGACCTGCCGTCATATATCTATGGCTCCTCTTTCCGCGATTGCGCTTTTTACGATTCAGTATATGCCGTTAAGGCAGCTCATGGTGGTGAAACGATTACATTCGATAAGTCCCTCTTTTTCAATTCCACTTATGGATTCTACGCCAGTGATGGTGGTCATTGGACTTTGAATGACTGTCACATTGATTATACCACACAGGCGGTCTATGCGGCCGGGTCGGCAAGGGTAACACTAAACAATCCGTTTATTGAAAGCAATACTGATACTACTTACTGGCTAAAGTGTTCTGGTAGTTCCTCCTCACTTGTGCTGAAAAATGGCATAATAGTGAATACTTGTGCCACCCCTAAAACCTATGAGATTGGGTTAGCAGATCAATGTGGTTCTGAGGGGATTGTTTTAGATGGAACCTTAATGTCAGCCTTCACATCCGCAAACTATGGCGTAAAAGACGTAATTAAAGTGACCGATTACACGGGTGCTGTGCAGTTTAGGGGTTTGCGCCCGTATATGACAAGTGCTGGATTAACTGATACACCCACTGCGCGGCTTATGCTTTCCTCTCATTTGAATTACTTGAGTGATGGTGGATTTGAAACTGCCTATACTACCGACTGGACTGCTTCAAGTGGAGCGGGGTACACTGCCCCGGCCCTGGATGCAACAGAGCATCATGGCGGGGCCAAATCTCTCAAGTTTGCCCCCACGGTTGGCAATCAAACGCAGATCATACGCTCTATTCCCTGCCGGGTTGGAGAATGGGGCCGGATGTCTTTCTGGATCAAGCAGGACTTTTCCACCTCTACAGACACCTTCCGCATCGAGGCCGGTTATTTAGCGGCGGATGGGTCAGAAATTCCCAATTATTCCAACGTCATTGATCTTAGTCAAGCCACCACTCACTATGACACCTGGACGCAGCTATGGATTACTGCATATTATCCCGCCCCCGCCGGTGCTGTTTCGGCTTATTTTAAGTTCAAGGTGGGCACTGCGGCCAGCGATGGTAATGGAGAGACTTATATTGACGATGTGCAGATTAATATGTGGCTTAATTAATGAGGCTTATCAATAGGTAATTACCATGCTCCGGCATTAAACGCACCGACTTGAGGCCATATCTTAATTCTGACATTTCCCTAATATCGGCCCTTCTGAGAAGCCTCAGGCGGGCCGAACAGGGGCGAGGTACTGGGTTTACCTACCCCTCAAAACCACCATTTCTATACCCATAATCATACATCTGTTAGCTTTTTCTCTCACGTTTTTTTAACCTATTTATCGCGTCCCCACGTATCCAATTATCGCGTCCCGCTGTAGGTCCCCACCCCCGCCGCCATCCTGGTGACCTCGCTCATGACCTACTGGTACCCGGGGGTGGCCGCGGCCATCCGCCTGGCCCGGGAGCGCTTCCCTGAGACTCCCGTCATCCTGGGGGGAATCTACGCCACCCTGTGCCCGGAGCACGCCCAACAACACAGCGGCGCTGACCGGGTTGTGGCCGGGCCGGGAGAAGATGCTATTTCGGCAATCCTGGCGGAGGCTACCGGTTATGCGCCGCCGGGGACAACCGTCCCAGACCTGGAAGACCTGGACTCCCGGCCCTACCCGGCCCTGGACCTCCTGGACCAACCGTCTTTTATCCCCATCCTCACCTCCCGGGGCTGCCCCCTGGATTGCACGTACTGCGCCTCCCGGCAGCTCCAGCCGACTTACCGGCGGCGGCGGCCACGGGCGGTCGCGGCTGAGCTGATATACTGGCAGGACCGATTGGGTCTCTCGGA